ATAATCTCACCTCGATCATTCTCAAACCCTATCTTACACCCATAATAATCTGCTAACATGAATAGGTTCCTATTATACTCATCTGAAGTATCTGGCCTACCAACATAAGATGCTACAATCATATCATCAGGCTGTGATAGATTATTAGGACGTTTAATAACATATGATGCACCTAAAGACGTACTATCTGCCGCTTGTGATTGTCCATAAGGATCATGACATAGTACATACAAATTTACAGGTACATTACCTGTAGAATTTCTATACGGAGTTTCATATATAACTATAGCCCCAGTGTTGCTATCTTCTTTCCTGTGAGGGAATCTTGTAACAGCTTTCTTCTCAGCATTTGGTCTAAACTTTACAGATCCTTCAACGCTTTGATATAGTTCACCTACAGTCCCTATAGAATGTAAACCATGCGCTTTAATTTTATTATACTGCTCTTGAAGTGATGCAACATCAAATAAATTAGCTGTAACTCTTAATGTAGCCTCTTGAGGTGAGTAGGGGTGCTCCGCTATATATTGATCTAACGATTTAGCATCGGCAGCCCCTTTTTTCTTTTCTCTCGCCTTATCTTCATAATCCATAGCTTCTCTCATTAAAGAGTTGCCTTCAGGATCTATAAATCCATCTAAATTTCTTTGTATAGGTATAAAATACCCACATCTTGTACCCATTGCACCTTCATCCCATATATTTTCATAATCCATACAATCATATGCAGCTGGATTATAAAATATCTCTTCCATTGCTTCAAAATCAGCACCTTCTGTACCACCGGTACCAAATGCAACCATCATACCTAATGTTTTGGATCCTTGCCTCATTGTTGGCATTGTTACCTCCCATGCTTTAAGAAGTCCGGGGAATGAACCAGCTTCTTCAAAGAAAACTAACTCACCCGCCTTTCCCCTCACTTTATCTGGGTTGTCTTTAAGACTCACCCCTATAATTTGTGACTTCATACCCATTTCAATGTCTACTCCGTTCACTTTTTTCTTGTATCCAGACATCTTAGACATCTCTCTGTCTCTAAGTCTTGGTTGGGACCACGCTGTATGATCATCTATAAAAGATAAGAACTCCCACGCTTTAGATAGAAGTCCATCCCCAATTAAATATTCTTTTTGTCCTGCAAATACAAAGTTCTTAGAATTTCTAATAAAAAAGTAATTTCTAGCCAACATACTACCTGCTTTATATGAGTATCCTTTCCTCCTTGCTTTAAGAACTATCATATGCTTATTATCTGCCCTAGCTTTATCTATTTCGTGGAAATATAGATAATCTCCATCATAAAATGCTGGGAAAGTCCTTTCACGTCTAGATTGTATATTACCATCAGGTAATACCTCGTCTATAGCTCTATCAATTGGGCAGTAATTAAGATAAAAATAATTAAAGCCAGTAATATGCAGTTCATCCTCACTACCTTTATCAGCAGTATACCCATATACACACCTCTTTTTCTCTTCATCCCAAAACTCGTAGTAATCTTTAGTTCCCGGCACTGTATTAGTATAGTTACCGGTTTTTAAAAACGTAATAGCAGCTTCTCTTACCCTATTAGTGTTTTTTAGCATTCTTATTTTTTATCTCTAACAATTCAGCACATTTTTCGTACTCTTCCATACTTGAAAAGTGTTCTATTACTATATCTATTACATCATCTGAGGGATCTCCAAGAATAAAAGGATTGAAAGGTAAAGGAAGCATATCATCCTCATCTTCTTCCTCAAACTCTATAAACATATCTTCTACTTCAAGTTTACCCGTTATAAGGTTGTATGCATTATCCATTGCAGTACTATATAGTTCCATATCCTCTAAAAAATCCATTACATATTATATTTGTTTACTTCTACCCCACCCCTATTGGTATTGGCAGCTTGTTCTTCTCTTTTTACTATTTCTTCAAGTTTAGTAAGTCCATCAACCACCTTACCCATCTTCTCAAGGTTTGAGATAAGGTCTTTAGCCGAGTAAATCGGTTTACCGCGATCATCCATAGCATGCAAATCAACAAATCTAAAATATTTTTCTAATTTAACAATTGACTCTCGAGCAGCTTTTAATAATCTAACAGCAGACGTCTCTATTAATTTATCATACTTACCACACGCGGCCATAACTTTTGTAGAAGGTGTCCACTTGTCTTCCTCCCCAAAGATACTGTTTTTTACTTCAATAAGGCGCTGTTCCCACTCATAAACTCCATAAGGCGATCTATGGTCCACCATAAAATACACAAAAGACAGCTCATTTGTTTTTAACCCCTTGAATTCCAATATAGTACATGCGTATGCACTTGGAACAGCTGTTTTACCATCTTTAATGTATATTAAATCATCTGTTAATCTCATTCCTTGCAATTTTATCTTTTTCTAATATATTTAATAAGTCTTTATCTCCATACATTGTTCTAGCAGATTTAAACTTCACATACTCTTCAGGTTTAAATATCATTTTAACTTCAGATAGTAATCCGTCTTTATCTTTTCTAATAGTCCATCTTCTACCTCTAACTGTTTTAGCTTTTTTAAGTTGTTGTCTTAATGTAGTCATATTATATTTTTTTTAATAATTTCTGTAACGCCCACTCATAACCTTCAGCCGGATTTTTAAATGTTTTACACGATTCTGTGACCCAGGTTCCTGTTCTCTTTCTTTTCTTATAAACTCCACAAGTCCAAACCCACTCTCCGTTAGACATTATAGGAGACACACTAACCCAAAGACCTGCTTTCAATAGTATGTCTATATCTACTTGCTCCATTATAATTTAAATTTTTTATGTGTATTACCTGTCCACAAACATAAGAAATCTTGTTCAGTTGTATATACTCTTCGTCTACAACTTTTATTATGAAACCCCATTCTATGTAGTATATAAAGTATTTTATTTACTGTCTTTTTCATTTTTTAATCTATTAATATGTTTAACTCTTCGTTTATCCACTGTAAATTTACCAAAATAAGGTAGACGTATAGTTTCAAAATTACCACTACTTATAATCATAGCGGTAAACTTAAATTGATGGTTTACTATTTCTTCTATTTCTTTAAGAGATTTCTTATGCTTTACTGATAAAGCATATATTATTTCTTTTTTATTTCTTTCCATTTGGTAGGTTTATGAGGACAGACTGCTGTTGCCCATTTAGCTTTTACTGCCATATGGCACCCACATAAACTGCAAGATCCATTATCTTTTAATAAATCACAGCTGTTGCATGTTTCTAACCTGTCTTTAAATTCTTCCGCTGTTACTACAGGCATCCCAGCCTGTATAAACTTTGCAGCGTCCTTACCAAAATTTTTCATTAACTCTAATATATTCATATCTTATTCTAATTCTAATATTACTACTTTTATAGCATCTCCTTGTGCATTTTGAACTATACGCACTATATATTCATCTATTAAGTGCATCTGTATTATCTCCCCCTTAACATTACCTAGGTAATATTTCAATTGAGATTCCAGCTCTACTCCCGAGAAGCTTATGTATTCTGTATGTGCCATCTATTAATTCTATTGCTTTTTTATCCTTAAATTTCTTAATATAGTTATTTAATGTATTAGGATCACTAAATCCTAACACCATAGCTACTGCTTTTTTATCAGACTTAGTACATATAACATCATATGTAGATATATCTATAAACTCTACTAACACTTTTAACTCTTTAGGTGTTAGGTTGAACATACTGTTCCAAAATTGTAGATACTTTAATGTTGTATCCAGCTTTAATTTAATCTTCATCTCTTATATTTCTCAGTTCTATTAGTGCTTTTGTACCGCTAAACACTATTTTAGAATGTTTAGATTGCATATTAAATGACTCTATATGATTTGCTATATCTACTTTAGATGATATATACGATAAAAATACAGACAACTCTTTAGATGTCTCTTTTATACTTCTTGTATATGCTAAATTAGTATCTCCTTGATCTAATAAGGAATGATAATCATCCAATGTTATAGTTACAGTGCCTTTAAGTTTCATTACATTATACCTAAACAATGGAATTCAGCTACTAATACATAACTGATCTCATCAATCTCAATGATCATACCTGCTACAGATGGATCAACCATTATAGTTTGTCCCTCTTTAACATGTTTAGTTTCTGGTCCAACTGCTAATACTGTTAAGATGTTTGTTGTAAGTGATTTTTGTGTAGCCTCATCTAGGATAATTCCTGATTCAGACTTTGTTTTTCTAGGATCTGGAAGTAATATCCAGTCTCTTAGGGGTTTAAAGTTAACCTTTTTTGCTTTTGTCATATTATTTAGTTTTAATTCCGTGACAAATATATAAAAGATATTTATATACTACACTATAAAACTATTTAATTTTCTTATGACTCGTTAAAACACACCTCACCCCCTGGGCGAGTATGTTTCTCTTTTTTTCAAGTTAAAATTTCTAATTAGCAGTGCTCTCCGTAAAAGGGACCGATGGATGATGTCCTTGGTGTTACTTCACCGCACGTACCTGTGTGCAATTCATCCAAACTAATGTTTATATCTAACCTTTTTTCCAACTACCGGAGAAAATTTCACTCTTATTTAGAGATAGCAATCCGATGTCTTTTCCCTTTTTTGATTACCGAGGGATGATAATGTTGGACGGCAAAGATAATAAAAAAAAGTTACCTCAGATATAAATTCTAAAAAATTTTTTTGATGGAGGATTTCTGAGCGTGAGGACCAGCTAGGAAGATCACCCCACCTAGTTAATACGGTTCAAGGTTCCCCGTATTAAAATATTTGGAAACCAAATTTAATTATTTAATAAGTTTACTATGAAACTGATTAACATCTATCGAGGCAAGGCCTCTCAAGACATAGCGCAAGGCTATGTCTTTTCGTCAATCCCTAAACCGGTCTTTGACTACGACACCAAGGAACTAGTTCCTGATATGGTGTCCTTCACAGTTTTTCACAATGGTGAAAGAACTGGTCGTATTAAAACTCATTCGAGTTTTAAAACTAAAGGCGTTAACATCCTTCAGTGTTCTGAGAACACTTACGGTGAACACCTTTGGTATGAAATCATCGATGAAATCTCTGATTTAACTGACTATCAAACATCACAAGATGTTGGAAAGTCCTTGTTTGACACTTTCAGTGTCGCACAACCGGTTGTTACACAACCTGTTACTTCTTCTGGCGAAGAAGAAACTGAAGAAGCCACTCCTGCGGAGTAGCATCTTCACCCTTCGGGGTTTTAATATATATACATATAGATACCATTCTACGATCTAATTACTTTAAACTATCTAACTAGTTTGTTTTAGAGAGTGTACTGTCTAGGTGTCATTGGACATAATATCCCACATTTCC